TATTCAAATAAGTATTAGATACTGTATTTGAGATTAATGTTAATATTTCTGCGTCGCCTGTCATGCTTTTCCTGTTCTTAAAGATTTTTTTAATTTACGTTCTAATCTTTTTTGCAACTCAATTATTTCTGTTTTTAAATCTCTTAATACCAAATGTTTTGTCTCTTCGTATGTCTGTTTAATAAAAGGTTGACCTTCTACCCTTTTACCAGATTTAGTAATATGACCATATTCTACTAAATGAGCATGTGATCCTATTCCTTCCCTTTCATCTTCGCCTTCTTCTTGACCTTTTATCTTTTGCCCCTTATAATCAGGCCCTACAAATATTGAACTTTTACTTTTGTACAATGGAAGTACTCTCATTGATTCACTAAGATTACCTGTATCTTTAGGTGAATTATATCGTAAATTAGCAATTAATACACCTGCTGATCTTCTTAGTATTGTCTTTTTTTTAATCTCGTGAGCGTACTCATTTTGCATTATTGAAAGACTATCTATTATTTCTTTTATTTCTTGCTCAATAGTCATTAGTTCACCAATTTACCTGTTAACTTCATAAATCTATTGCGTCCCATTGTTTCAATTCTAATGATGTCGTAAATATTAGAGTTGTATGTAAATCTATCACTCACGGAACATGCTTTATATCTTGTAATTACTATCCTTTGATCAATTACCGTTTGTTTATCGTTTACGTCTGATTCTAAATTGTTATCATTTTCAACATATGCCGCCATTGTGGTATCTGTTGATGTGATTGCTGTCACTTCGCCTAAACTGTTAGTCGTTGTGCCTGTGGTGACCTTTAATGTGATCTTTTCATCCATTGCACCGATTGCGATTTGTCTTTTTAGATTGTTTGCAAAAATCATATCAATATTACTTCCATGTCAAGTAATAAATTAGCTTGCGGGTAATGTACTTTTGTGTTTTTACCCATATTCTGCCGTTCTTCGTACATTTCACCAATCAATAAATAGGCTACTTCTTTCACAAGGGCCGTTATCGTTATGGTTCTTGTTACTTCAAACTTATATTCATATCCGTCTTTAATGTTGTCAGCATAATAATTCATCCACGCTCCGTAATTATCAAAAACTACATTAGTCGGTGTAATTGCAAGCCACGTCATATCAGATTGTCTTTCGTAAACCGTCGTTACCGTTGCGACGCTTTTAGGTAATTCTACACTACATCCAATCGCTCTGTTAATTATAGTTAGGTTAGGGTTGAAATATGGAATGCCTAAATACTTTTCAATATAGATACCGGATGCACTGATATAGTGTTCTACTAAAGTTTGATCCGAATCATCAAATAACCTTAAATGGTTTTTTAACGTTGTGTCAAATGTTGTAACCGCCGTTTTTGTACCTGTGCCTATAATTGTCATCTGATGAACTTTTCTTTAATAAGTTGGTCGTACATATCTGGATTCACCAAAACAGTATCTCCTATTCTACCAGGTAATCCAAATTTATGATACATTGTTTTTAATACTACTGCTTCCTTTTTCCAACTTGAACCGCTTAATGGCCTTGTTTGATATTCAGGAACATGAAACGGAAAGTCATGTAAATCTTTGTCTTCTTTGATTTTTTTTGGTCGTGCCATTTTTGATTTATTTTAAAAAGGGGTGAATCGCTCCACCCCTTCAAATGGATACTCTGAAAAGATTATTTTAAGATAATGCCGTCCAAGTTATGTCGTTACCGAATGCGAATGATTTAGGTTGTTTCAATTTGATGTCCCAGAATGAGTTTATTGTGATTCTTACTTGTGATGTAGTGTCCAAAGAATAAGGATTCACAATAATATCTAAACCGCCCCAATTCGCTATTACAAGGTCTCTGAAGTTACCAAATATAACCGCCGTTTTGGTCGATGATATGTTTGTAGGAACCAAAGTGGATATTCCTACTTTATAACCGAACAACTCATTTGCTTTGTCCATTACAAATAAACCGGAACCTGAATCAGTTTCCAAGTTTTGTAATTCTCCTTTGATAATAGGATTCATTAAGAAGCCCATATTTTCAACATCTGCATTTTCAACCGCTACCTTTGTAATCAAATTGATTAGTTTGGCTCTCGTAACTGCACCACCAAAAGTAATATCAGAAACACCTGATGTTCCTAATATACCGTCGATTGAAGCTGAATTACCCTGAATTCCTGCTGAGTCAACTGCTCTTGCAACTGCATTTTCCAACTCTGATCTAACCCACTGTTCTGCACTGAATGAACTTTGCATTAACAACTGCTTTGATAAAGTGGTGACGGCTGCAAGCCTGTTTGGTCTCAAATTCACCAATCTTGTGGACGGGTCTGTGTTTGCCATTGCGTCTGTTTCGCCTTCCCAAGTTGCAGAAGCGATTCCATCACCTGCCGGTAAATCAAGATTCCCAACAAGTCCGCTCATTGTCATAGCCCCTAATTGAGCCAGAACCGTTTTGGGTCTCAATGCCGGTATCAAAGTTGAATCCAATTCTGTCGCAATTAAGTTTCCGGCTGTGGCTGCTGTTGCTGCATCCTGTGCTCTCATCATAAATGCAGGCATTCCAAATCCTGAAAGGAATTTACCCGATTCTCTGGCTTCTCTTTTTGCTTCCTGATGTACTTCTCCTTCGGCTCCTTCTAATTGGTCAGGCCTTACACCTTCGGCCAATTGGTTCAAAACTCTCAAAAAGCTGAATTTTTCAGTAACTTTTTGTTCTTCTGATTTTCTGGCTTGACCGTTGTTCATTTTGTGAAGTGCAATTTGGGCTCTGGCTTCTTCTTTCTGCTTTGCTTCTTCTTCTTTCTTTTGCTCGACCTGAATTGTTTTGTTTAATGACTTAATGTCACGGTTTAAGGTATCAAATTCAGTTGTTTCTTCAGGTGTGAAATCTCTCTTTTCGTTATCCGATAATTTCAGGATTTCTTCCTGCCTGTTTAATTTTTCAGTCATACGTGACTGCATTTCCGTTAGTGTCATATTATTTTATTTTATGTTTATAAAAAATTTCTTTTTTCTGCTAAGTTTAAAAGATATTCCCTTTGTCTCCTTAGTTTGTTTAGATTAAATCTATAATCCTTTTTAAATCCTTCGCTTTTGTGTTCTGCAAGTCTTTCAGTCATATATTGGTCGTATGATTCTAATGACTTTTTAATAGCATCTGGATTTGAAGGTATATTTACTATGCTAAATTCTTTTAATACTTGACTTGTAAAATAGTAGGTTTCAGGATCTTCCCCCCTATTAGAATCGCCCCAATTACCTTTAATTGGCATAAAACCAACTGATGTATTTTTAAGACTCCCAAAATTTACTTTTTTATATATTGTTTCAGCCAATGGATTTATGTCTTCTGGCTCAAATGTTGATATTCCTATTAATTGACTATCTTCTTTTTTAGCTCTCCCAATTCCAAGTAACATATTAGGGTCTGAACTCCATGTGCCGTGCTGATAGTAAAATCCACCAGATTTATTAAAATCTGAAATGTCCCATCCATCCATTTTTATAATAGTTCCGTGACTATCTTTTCTTTCGGTTGAAATTATAAACTCGATAACCCTATCACCTGCTTTTCTGATTTCAAAATCTTCAATATTAATTGCCCGTAATATCATTGCTATTTTCTTTTGCCTTATTGCCTTCGATAATATTATCGTAATAATCCATTGCTTTATCTAATGGAATAGTATTTAACATTTGATAAAATGTTTGTCCTAAACCATTTGGTATTGGATTCATATCTTCCACGTTCCTCACTTCATCTTTATTCATGAATCCATGATTTAAAGCTATTTGATGAGCCTGATACCTTGTCAACATATCAGTTCTATAAAGTCCTTTTAACTCAAATTTTATGTAAAAACGTCCTTTTTCATTTTCAGGAAATAACTTTCTGTTATGTTCGTTTTCTAACATTATTGTTAGTGGTGCAATCACATTTGATAGGAAAGTATTGTAATCCCGATCATTCTTGTTGTCAGCACTTTCACCACGCATTAAAAGCGACAACGGAACCCCGAATATCCTTGCAATTTCTTCAACCGAAAACTTACCGGCTTCGATTATATTTGCGTCGGCAAATGGTAAAGCGTATTTTAATTCCTGATAAGTAAAACCTTGTGGCAATGCTCCGATACCGCCGTTTTTTGAACTTACTTGTTGTTCAAATTTCTTTCTAAGGTATTCTAAAGCGTCTTTTTCGATAACTCTGTCAGTTGTCAATAATCCTGATAATGAGTTACCATTTTGGTAAACATCCGTTGCGTAATTTTGTATTTGTCCTGCCTGAGTTAATGTAGCTTTTTTGGTTTGTATTCTGGAAAGTCCTTTTATTCCATCAAAAGACATATCCATGATATGAATCATCTTACTTTGTGGAATAGCTCTCACTTTATCTTTACCTTCAGATACCTTGTACCATTTATTCTCAATTCCGTTTTCAGTTAAAATATAAGGTTCTACATTGTCAGGCTCAATTATCCTTAAACTGTTATCCTGTAATATTTCTGCATAAGCATTGCCAAATAAGTAATAAAAAACTGCCATTCTCGAATAATAAGTACTTGCATCATACAAGGTATAAGGCTCTGTATTTATTATTTTATAGTTTTTGTGATTTGTGGCAATATATTTACCGTCTGATCTTTGCTCAAATACCTTCGGTCTGACTAATGATAATGTTCGGGTAATTACATCCAAACAATCAAAAACAACCCCTAAATTTATAGATTTTTTATTAGTTACAAGTATAGTTTTGCCGCCTGACATTCCTACGCCTGTCATGTAGGTCATATACTCATCAATACCCCTTTTTTGAGTAGATTTACCAAATTTGAATATGTCTAATACTCCCATATTGACACAAAGGTATATTAGTAGTTTTTTTAATATGGTAACATTTTTATTTAGACTAAATCTAAATAATGATTTTACACATAAAAAAGACCTTACATATCTTTATACATAAGGCCCTTAGATTGGATATAACTAAAAAAAGAAAAAAATATTCCTACTAAATTTCAAATTTTGAATGTATTGGATAATTGATGTCAAAATAATTTATTAAATCCTGATTGATTGCGGTGTCATGAATTGAAAAAACGTCTGTATCTTTTGTGATTTGGTTTATTTCGTTTAATGTGTAATGATCTCTTAAAATACAGTCAGTTGTTTTTAGTCCTTTGATATTATGTAAATTGCCATAACTTGATTTAATCAAAAGTCCTAAATGATGGTCTTTTATTGGTACATTTTGCGACATTTCGATAAACTTCGCTTTATTGTAAATAATAGGCTTGTGAATGTCAAAAAACCTGAAATTTTCAAATATTTTAACGGTGTCCTGGATTATCTCTCTGTATGCTGCATTTCTAAACTCTTTTATGTTTAATTCTGAGTAATAATTCGGATAATCTGATATGTCGGTGTATTGAGTAAAAAAATGATCATCATTCATAAACAAAAAATCATCTGATAAGTCCGACAAATTACAAGCAAAAACAATCTTATCTAAAATATTATGGACCTTATTATGCCCTTCCTTAAAATTATGATGTATTACGTTTCTTACAAAGTGTGGTTTGTCACCTATAATGTAAATATTCCGGTAACCGCTACAAAATCTCTCTACAGACCTTAGAGAATACCTTAATTCATTATTTGCGCTCTGTGAACCATTGCCAACAACATACACAATATCTATTAATTTCCCTGTTTTTGTGTTTTTGCGCTTCATGTAATCAATTATCTCATTATGTCGCTTTTTGGCATCTGTAAACATTGAAATAGCGTGTTTTCTGTAATAAAACAGATATTCGGGTAAAATCCTTACTTTATAGCCTATTTTGGTCATCCTTTGCCATAAATCCCAATCTTCATACCCTATTTTCATTTTTTCGTCGTATAATCCTGCCTTAATAATGGCTGATTTTCGCACTAAAGAGCAATAATTTATATGATTTTTTTGTATAAAATGCTGATGAGTAGGCTCTAAATCTTCGCTACCCCATGATCTATTTTCATTGCCAAACGTCTGTAACCATGTTGAAATAACGTCGTATTGCCCCGTTAATTGCATTGTTTTTTCTAAAAAAAACTCACTTATTTTGTCATCTGCATCTAACGGGATCATGAATTCACCTTTTGCGACTTTTATTCCTGCATTTCGCGCTGAAGATAAACCACCGTTTTGTTTTTCTATTAATTTTACCGATGGATAGCGTTTTGCTACTTCGCTTGTGTTATCAGGACTTCCATCATTGACGACAATGATCTCAAAGTTAGGATAAGACTGTTTTAGGCACGATTCTATTGCATCACTTAAAAAGTGTGCCTGT